ATTTTCAACCACTTACTGAGGACTTTACTAATCTTATTACAGAAGCTGTAAGTTTTCAAAAAGCTGATGGTGGGTTTAAACCTACAAATCCTATTTACTCATTTAAAACTGTTATTAGCGAAACTTTAAGACAGTTTGGGTTTAAAAAAGCTGCAACTTCAGTAGCGGGTGTAAACCCTGTTACTGGTCAAGAATTTAAGATAACTACGCAAACTTCATTTAATCCTAGTCGCCAATTTTCTAATCAAGAGTTTTTTGATGACCATGCTACGGGTGTAGTAGCTAATGATTATCAGACAGCTACTCAATTAGCAAAAGCTTCTGATGAATACAGCAGATTTCCTTACGCCGCTAAAGTTCAGACAATTGGTGTGTCTTCTATGCGCCCATGTTTACCTGTATATCTTAAAAATGTTGGCGCAGAATACTCTGGATATTGGACAGTGCTTAGTGTTACCCATGAAGTTGTTGAAGATAACTTAAACCAGCAAATGTATACTTGTGAGTTAATGGTAGCATCTGACTCTCTTGGTAGGGCATCTGACATTAAAATACCTGAAGTACCTTCTGTCAACCCAACAAGAAGACTTATCCCAAATCAAAGAAATACTAACGTTAAACCTAAAACAATTATAAATCTGCCTACAATTACTACTAAACGTTATCAGCAAACGGAGCTTGTAACTAGAATTAACCGTGCTGCCCAGACCGGACCTTTTGTGGCCACTTCTCGTTGGGGCTCCACTCACCGTGATTTAAATTATAAAATAGTAGATGAACGTATGCCCGAAGCTGTATGGGCAAAATTGAGGTCTAATGCAATCTGATATTAAATACCAAGGAATTTATCGAGGCATAGTAGTAGCTACTAATGACCCTGAAAACCTAGGCAGAGTTACTTTAAGAGTTCCACAAGTGTTTGGACAAGAAGTTACTAATTGGGCTTGGCCTATTATTGGCGTACCTGAAAGTAGAAAGATTCCTTATGGGTCTTGGGTCAGCACAGCCACACAAACAACAGCAGATAATACTGTAAATAACATAATTGCTTTAGATACTGATGAAGGAAGCTACGGTATAGACTTAATTAACCCTAGCACTACAACTCCAGCCACTTCTGCGATTAAATTTAATCAATCCGGTGTTTACAATATTCAAATTTCTGCTCAGTTGTACACCACCCTTGGAGGAAATAGTTTTTTAAATGTGGATTTGTGGATGAGACAAAATGGCGTAGATGTCTCAAATTCTACTGGCTCTGTATCTATTGGCACTAAAAACCCTTATACAATTACTAGTTGGAATTACATAATAGACATTTCTGCTGGTGATACTTTGCAGTGGGTTTGGCACGTAAACACTTCTACTTCTACTTCCTTAGTTGCCACTGCTGCGCAAGTTGGCCCGCCTGCACAGCCTGCAACTCCCTCATTTGCCATATCTGCTACACATGTTAGTGGCAGTATTCCAGTTGCAGAAAGCTCTGTTTGGGTCATGTTTGAAGGCGGAGACCCCGATTTCCCATTATGGTTAGGAACATTCTAATGGCAATTAATGTAATAAATTACCCATTTTCTTTAAGCAAAAACATTGCTGGCACTTATATTAATACGGTTGCAGCTACTACCGACCCTAAGAAAATATGGCAGCAACGAGTGTTGTTAGTATTAGGAACTAGGCCAGGAGAACGCTTAATGCGCCCTGATTTTGGTAGTAATTTGCATACTGTTGTATTTGAACCAGAAGCTACGGCTGGTCAAATAGCCAAAGACAGCATTACTCAAACTTTTACCGCTTGGTTGCCAAGCCTTGAATTGCGTCAAATTAGTCCGTTATTTGACCCAGCTACAGGCACTTTAACCGTAAGTATTACCTATGGACTGCCCAACGGAGAGGCAGATAGTGTTACAATTAATACTGGAATATTCAACCGTTCTGGTGACTTGCTTCAGGAGATTAACTAATGGCTACTAACGTTAGCGTTACTAAAAACTATATTCCGCAAATTGACTACGTCTCACGTGACTATACAGCAATTTTAACGGACTTAACTGCTATCGCTAAGCAATTCAACCCTACCTGGGCTGTTAGCGATCCGACCGACATTGGCGTAGCCCTTCTTGAAACCTTTGCTTACCTTGGTGACATTCTTAGCTTTTACACTGACCGTATGGCTTCTGAAGGGTTTTTAGGTACCGCTAGCCAGCGTGCTAGCGTTCTGCAAATAGCTAATATGCTTGGCTATACTCCTACCCCAAGCAGCGCAGCTACAGTATCTTTATCCATTAAAAACAATAACGCTAGCGGAACTTTAACAATTCCAGCTGGTACTCAAGTTGCGTCTACAACTAATGTTAATGGGCAAAGCACTCAAGTAGTATTTGAGCTTGACTCTGATGTGCCTGTAGCATTTGGTGCTACGGTCAATACAACCGCTACTCAAGGTATCACAACTACTGACGAATCACTTGGAACCTCTAATGGAACACCAAGTCAAGTATTTAAAATTTCTCAAGCCGGTGTTGTAATTAACAGCACTGGAAGCAACATTACCGTAAAAGTTGGCGGTGTTCCATATACATACAGCTCTGCTCTTGTAGACAATAACCCTTACGATTCATCCTTTACAACAAACATGGATGCAGATGGCTATACCTATATTGTATTTGGTGACGGAGTTGGTGGTCGTATCCCACCTGCAACTTACACAATTACAGCTACCTATCGTACCGGAGTTGGCTCAGCTGGAAACATTGCTTTAGGTTCTTTGGCCCAAAAAACTCTCACTGGTAGCTACAATGTAACTGTTACTCAACTTAATGCCGGTACTGGTGGCGCAGACCTTGAGTCTACTGACTCTATTAGAGTTAATGCACCTAGGGCATTGAGAACCCTACGCCGTGCGGTATCTTTAAAAGACTACGGTTATCTGGCTCTTCAAGTATCTGGGATATCTAAAGCTAACGCAGACGCATCTGTTTGGTCTAACGTTAATTTATACATTGCACCTTTTAGTAGCAGTGCCATAAATACTTATGGTCCATTTACTAATATTACTGCTGTAGCTGAAACGGCTAGCGATAGCACTGCTGGTACCGGATATCTTACTTATACTGTTGCAACTACAAGCCTTGTTACCAATCAAAGTTATGTAACCGTTACAGGATGTACCTGGGTTACTTATGATATAGTCACCCCTACCATGGTTACATATGCAGACAATACAAAATTTACTGTAGCTAAACCTTCTGGAATTACTACGCTTCCTAATAAAGCAGCAACTGCTGCTGGCCCTAATGCTGTAGTTACTGCTACTGGCGGTAACACCGGCGCTTTTAATACACTTAAAACAGATGTAGTTAATTATTTTACAGATAAAGTTGCGCCTAACGTTAGCTTATCTGTATTGCCTCCTACATATGTTCCTGTTAACCTTAATATGACTTTGCACGTGCTTCCGCAGTATAGCCAAGCATCAGTGGTAACCCAAGTTCAAAATGCTTTATCTAATTTAGTTTCTTACAATAATTCATTCTTTGCTGATAGGGTTCCACCGCATTTTGTTCTAAATGCTATTACAAACATTGACGGTGTTGATTATGCCACTGTTGAGCATTTACGTAAAAACTCTAATGAACAACGCTATTGGGTTTATTACTATACTCGTACTGCTGGTACTGCCACATTATTTTTTCCAAATAACCACAACATTACCGCTGGACAAATAATAACAGTTTCTGGCGTAGCTACTTTTGACGGCACATACGCTGTAAACTCTGTTACTACTAACTCAGTAACAATTACAGTACCTGCGGGTACAGCAACACCTACGGGTGTCACATCATCAGCTGTGACGGTTGCTGGAACTTACACCATTCCTATTGCAACTCCAGCTGCTAAAGGAATTGTTGCAGGTATGTATGTTACTGGAACTAACTTACCTACTGAATCGTATAACCCAGCTATAGTTACATTAGTAAGTGCAGCCTCAATTACTATTTCAGTAATTATTGGTTCTGTTACAGCGAGCGGTACAGCTCTTTCATTTAGCTGGCCTCCTAGCACATACTTAAACTTAGCTTCTGTAACAGCAATAGATTCAACTACTTCAAATGGAGTTGTTACATCTGGAATTGTTTGTGCCGCTAATGAAATTCCTATTAAAGGTACATTCACTATTGCCGCTACTGGCGGACTTCAATAAAGGAGAATAAATAAATGGCAACTTATCCAGCTTCGTTAAAAACCTATACTAATAAAGTAGATGGTGTTGACACAGTATTAGCTGCTGATATGAACAGCGTTCAAGGAGAAATCCAGGCAATTGAAGGCGAACTTGGCACCAACCCAAGGACTTCTATAATTGCAACTGGTGGTACGTATAACGCATCCGGAACAAACACTACTGTAGCAGCTAGATTAAATAACTTAGAAGCCGGACTTACAGGTGATGCTACCGACGGTTCTCGTGTTGGCTATACGCTGCTATACAGCGGTAACTACACTTCAGCTCCTGGAGCTCTTGCTATTAGCGGAGCGTCTTATACAAAACTTGTAGTAGTTGTTAGAATTACTACTATTGGTAGCGGTACTGGTGTTACGGTAAACGTAAATGGCGCAACAACTGTTAAGTATGGTTATTTCAACTTTACAACTGCCGTACCATCAACTGGTGGTGGAAGCTTAACTGGTGGTTCTTTTGCAATCAGCAACGTAGCAACCCCAGCGTCTGGAGACACTATTACCGCCGAAATTTATAACGTAAATGGCACAGGAGCTAAAACTTGTAATTGGATAAACGGTGCTGGATTTGGTTCTGGAATCGCAACTGCTGGTGGCACAATCACCACTGCGGTTACTACGCTTACAATAGCGTCAAGCGTATATCCTACAACAGCTACGTATTCTGTGTATGGCGTTAAGTAATAGGTAAATAATGACAACTTATGGTTCTAAAGTATATGGGGCTTTTAGGTATGGTATTGCAGCCACTACCGATATAAGCGCATACCCGTTTACTACACAGTCTTTAGACTATGGAACTATTAAATTATCTTGGGTATATCCATCTAGTTCTGGTGATTTTACTACATTCATGATAGTAAGAAATGCCTCTGGTTTTCCAATTACTCCAGATGGCGGAGATTTAATTTATAAATCTAATAAAACCGCATTAACTACTGCTGGCTCTGGCGGCTCTAGCCTTTTAGGAACTACTGGTACGCTTACAGATACAGGTTCTTTTTACGATCCTATTACCGGCTCTGCAACTACTACTTATACTTCTATCACTACGGGCACAGTAGACGCTAGCATTTACGTAACTCTTACTGCGGCTAACGCAAATATTAAAATTGGTCAACTAGTTACTTATACCCCAACGATTTATTTAACCGGCCCCAACTCAGGTAGTGGAGTTGTAGGAAACACTACTGTAGCTGCAATTAACGGAACTACCTTAACTTTAAGCAAACCTGCTTATATTCCAGACGGCACTACTTTAACATTTTCTCCAACATTTCTTACTCCAGGTAAGTCTTACTATTATTCCGCGTTTGTTTATACAAATAGTTATTGGCAACGTGTTGGAACTGCCATGGGCACATCTATTAAAGACTATAATACTGCAAATGTAATGTACAACTCTTTGCCTCAAGTTTATTTGTATTCTTCAACTAGCTCTAATAAAAATAATGATTTATATAACTTGTTAAGAGTTATTGGTGTTCAGTATGACCTCATTAAAACAAAAATAGAAAACGCTAAAAATAGATACGATGTAAATAATTTAGATGGCAAACTATTACCAGCTCTTATGGACCAAATGGGTTTTTCATACGAAAGCGGCTTGGGTATACAGCAAAGCAGAAGAATGCTAAGTAATGCTGATTATATCTATCTTAATAAAGGAACTGGCCAAGGTGTAAAACAATTTGTTACTTCATTTACTGGTTATCCTGCCACTATTAACCCTTTTAAAAACTTGTTTTTAACGCTTGATTGTGCTTCTTTTGAAACATCTGATGGATATTGGGGTACTAGCGGAAACGCTATGACGGCCGTAAATACTACCCCAGCGTTAGAAGGAGGAAGCCCAGCGGCTTACTCTGAATCTAATTCTCCTACTGGTTATGCAAATAGTTGTCTTGGTTATTTAAAAGCTACTATAACTTCAACAGCTGGTTCATCAGCATGGGAGTTATCATATGGAACATCTCCTGATAGTTTTAGTATAACGGCAACTACAACCACTAATGCTGCGGATGGTTATGGTTTTGTTACGCTTACCACTACTGCTGAACATGGTTTTCTTGTTGGACAATCTATAGTTCTTCAAGGTATGACCCCAAATTATATAAACGGCATAATTAAAATAGTTAGCGTTCCTAGCCCTACTTCTTTTACTTTCTATAACTCAGCAATTGCAGCCGCTGGTGTTTTTGGCGGACCAATTACAATTTCTCCAACAAGCGGTTCTGGAACAATTAACTCATATAACCCAGTTCTTTATGGAATCCCAGTAAGCGGTGGAACAAGTTATAAATTTTCTTTTTACGGTTATTTTCCAACCGGACGTGAACTTGGTCCCGGAATTAAATGGTATGACCAATACGGGTCATTCATCTCTACCGCATTAGGTAGTACAGCAATTTACGATAGTGATGCAAATATTTGGACTAACAAATCGTACACTAATACATCCCCTACTTATGCTGCTTATGGTGTTCCTTTTATACAGATTTACAACACTACAGCTATAGGTATAGCTAATTTAATTACGGTAGGTGATAAGTATTACTTTGATGCTTTCCAATTTGAAGCTTCCCCATTTGCTACAAAATATTCTGATCCTAGACGCGTGGACCTTTATTTAGACGCTCCTAGAATTAACCAGGTTATCAATCCTGGATTTGAGCTTGCTACTACTAATTGGTCTGCTACTGGTACTAGCGCTTTTGCAACTGACGCTACAGTTGGAAATGTGTACCCAACTACTTCAGTCGGTTTAGGTACTGCAATTAGTACAAAATCCGCTAAACTTACCGCAAATGCTTCATCTAGTACATTAGCCCCAACCAGTACTATAGCCGTAACTGCAAACACGCAGTATGCTTTTAGCGCTTATGTAAAGGGCTCACATGCTGACACTGTTACTGTAAGCGTTATTTGGAAAGACTCTGGCGGTACTACTTTACAAACTGATACCTCAGCTGCGTTAACTTTACCTACATCTACTTTTAGCCGTTTATCATTAGCGCCAATTTCAAGTTCTACACAAATGATTTCTCCAGCAACTGCTACAACAGCAACAATTACATTAACATTTACTGGGGCTAACACTCATATTTACTATGTAGATTCTGTGTTGCTCGAATCAAGCGCTACTGTAAACGCATATTTTGACGGTAGTACTGGATACAATAACACAGATGACATAGTGTGGGAGCAAAATGCTGCCGGCACTAAAGGTACGGCAAGCACTGGTAGAAGCCTTTATTACCCTAATAAAGTATTGACTCAAAATCGTTTAAATGCTGTACTAGCCGATTATTTGCCTCTAGGGTCTACCTATGCTGTGTTTATTGGTACTACCGCTACTTGACGTTTTTTAATTCTTCTGTATACTAATACTTCCGTTCATAGGAGGTAATTATGAGACGAGTAACCATCGCGGTTATGGGTAATGGTAAAACAACCCGGGCTAACGTAGAGGCCCTTATTAGTGATGTTGTAGATTCAGTTGATGAAGCAACTATCGCTATTGTATATAATGAAAAAAAGTCTGATGGAGTCGAATGGACTTATCAATACGCAATAGACAAAGAACTACCAATTATTGATTATTCTAGGAATAATTATGAAGAACTTTTGGTTGATAATACTAAAGAAGAACTTAGATTCTTTGCCTTATGGGATGATGACGACTCAGAATGTCAAGCCGCTGCGGCAATAGCTCAGCAACACAATATCCCTGTCTATGACCTTACAAACGGTCTTATGCTAATACCTTTAAGCCAAGGAACTATTGCAAGTCCCCCACGCGTTGTAATGCCTGTGGTAGAGACTCAAGTAACTGAAGAACCTGTTCCTGATGAAAAGGCAATTAAAGCTATTAAAGAAGCTTTGCCTGATGATGAAGAAGATGAAGCATATGACAGCGAGTACGACTTAGAAGAAAATTTGGTTGTGCTAATGTCAGAGATGGGTAAGATTTTTGCCCGATCATTTGCTAAAGAATTTAAACGCATCATCAAGGAATAGCATGTCTATCAATATTAGTCGGCAGGCACAGGACTGCCTAGCTTTCCTATACCTAAACCCAACTCTTATAATAAATCACCGTACCCTAATGGAACACAAGGGCTTGAGCAGACGCAAGAGCTTGGTTGTTTTACAGGAGCTACGAGACGCAAATTGCATCAAAATGACTAGAATAGTTGGTGCAGGTACTAAAACTAAAGTGGTAATGTCTGACGTGACCAAATCGGTCATATCAGGTTATCGCCATATAGCAGTACAGCTAGTAAGCCATATTTCTAATAGCAATACAGCTAGTACTACTAATATAGCTACAAATAAATTCCTCGACGAGGTCGAGGGGAAGGAAAAAGAAGTGGGTTATGAGTACTTTAAAAAGATGTCGTCTCCAGATGACGATACTCTGGTTGACCGCGCAAAGCATCTGGCGCAGAAGAAAGCCGAGTACGTGGAGGTTCGCGAGGCTAAGGCGCAAAAACGCAAAGACCAGCATCGCTCCAAGATTTCTCCATCAGACTGGACTTGCAAAGACGTTGCCTACGAGTTTGGAGACCGCATGGCCGACATTTGGTCCATCAAGCCCTTCAGTGTCACTCAGTCCCGGTTTGTACAGGCACTCTCGGTATTCCGGAAACAGCATGATACGAACGGTGAAGTGGAGCTCAAACTCATTGATTTATTCTTCAGCACCCTCAAATCCGAGAAGTACACCGACGGGAACCATCTATGGAGAGCCTTTCTCTACAAAGCCCCCAGCTTGTTGATGCAGGCTCGCGAGAGTATCATTACGGTAGAGCAGATGGAAACGAACATTATTCGTGACCAAGAGCTAACTAACCGTAAGCTTGCTTTGCTAGACGAGGATGAAAATGTATAAGCCAAACGATTTGCCGGCCCGTAGACGGACTTGGGTGAAGATTGCGAGTATACCCCCAGCTAAGCTTGGTTGGACCCTTGAGGACTGTTCTGACGTCTCTGCGGACGTAATGACGGCCGTCTCTAAGTGGTTTTCCGCAGTAACTTCAGATAAGGTAATCCGAGCCGAAGGTAAGCAAACTTGTGGTCTTGGTTTAATGCTTTATGGACTTCCGGGTCGCGGTAAGACCACAATGGCTAATACTTTGATTCAAGAAGTGCTTCGTAAAGCATCTCCAGAAATTCTAGGTATGGAGCCGGGCAAAACAGTTTCTCGCCCTTGCTATTTCATCACTTACAACGGGTTACTTGACCTTAAGGGTGCAATCATGGAAGACCACGAGAGCGATGACGAGTTGCTTTACAACGGTATTCTTGGTGAAGCTTATGATGATGCGTATAACGTACGAGTCCTTGTTTTGGATGACGTAGGTAAAGAGCACGCAAGTGCTTCAGGCTGGCAGAAGAATATGCTTCATCACGTTCTTCGTACACGTTTCAATAATGGTTTGCCTACCATAGTTACCACCAATATCAAGATGGACGATTGGGAGGCTCACTATGGGTCTGCTACTCAGTCGTTTGTTCACGAGGCTTTTATTTACGTGAACATGGATTCATCTGCGGATTTGAGGAAGTAACGTGGCCCCAGGAAAAAGCGCACCAGAAAACAAACGACTGCTACAAATATTTCTTAGCCATAGGTCGGACAGTCCAGGTCCAGGTATTTTTGAAGTGAACACTACTCCAGATAAATATTTGTCATGTAATTGTCCAGGGTTTGCTGCCAAAGATAGTTGCAAACACACAGCGTTAGTAGAGCGCAGAATCGAAGAGGGTGGTGGAATGTATCCATTTGATTTTTCTGACAGAGTTAACACAGAACAAATACGAGTTGCAATGAAGACCGAACAAACATTTAGAGACTTCATAATTAAACACGCTAAAGTGGAGATTTACTAATGCAAGGGAATGACATTAGCAATTCGTTACCGCAACGTGTTATAGTGACTGCTGATGTAATTGTAGATGTTTACGAGGACAATAGAAAAGTTTTTGGGTTTGTACCAGTTAAAAAAAGACGTAAGGAATATAACAGAATGGTGCTTAGCCACTTGTATATGACTACTCTTAAACGCGGTATTACAATGGAGCTTATTAGCTTTACTCATTCAGAAGATGAAGTGGTAGAGTTAATGCTTCACTTAGACAAGATTGGAACGAACCCATTTCGTTACGGCTCGTCTTACAAATCGGTAGATAAGTTAGTTGCAGAACTTCCTTTTCGACCAGAGGTTATTGGTGTAATTGATATCCCATCGCGACTACTTCGGTACGGTCGATGGGGGATGGACTTTCCTTCATTATGAGTACAGAAACAAAACTAATTGGTGCGGCCATTCGTGTCCGCGACCTATCCCCATTATTTGAGCGCGGTGTATCAGACTCGTGGTTTTCTAACGAAGAAGACAAACGTGTATGGACCTATTTGCGTACCCACTTTGCTAAGTATGGTGAAAGCCCTAGCGAAGAAGTAATTGCGGCAAACTTCCCTACATATCGTGTAGCGGAACTAACCGACTCAATAGATTTTCTACTTGATGACCTTGTAGACAAACGTCGTAAACTTTCTATTAGCAACACGCTACGTCTTGCCGTAGAAGCAATTCAAACTGAAAAAGACCATGAAGCCGCATTACTTTTGATGCAAGGCGGTCTTGTAAAGCTTGAAGAAGAAGGTTTGAACAAAACCTCTGATATCAACTTGATTACAACCACAGAGTCACGCTGGGAAGATTATTTATTCCGCAAGAATAACCCAGGCCTATTGGGAGTCGCTACCGGATTCCCTACAATTGACACAGTAACTAATGGATTGCAGAATGGCCAGCTGATTGTAATTGTTGCTACACCTAAGACTGGTAAGTCAACACTGGCTTTGCAGATTGCCAATAACGTACATAAGCAAAACCTATCTCCAATGTTCCAATCGTTTGAGATGACTAACCGTGAACAGCAAAATCGTTATGACTCAATGCGTGCGCTTGTTTCACATAACCGCCTTATCTCAGGTACGTTAAGTAAAGAAGAAGAAAAACGATTCCAAGATGCCCTATTGACTATGGCGGATGACCCTACAAACTTTTGGCTTGTAGATGCCGCTCACGGTATTACCGTGTCATCTATCCAAAGCAAAATTCAAACGCTTAACCCAGATGTCGTGTTTATTGACGGTGTGTATTTGATGATGGATGAACAGACTGGCGAGTCAAACACGCCACAGGCTTTGACTGGCATTACTCGTTCTTTGAAACGACTAGCCCAGAGAACTAATAAACCAATTGTTATTACTACACAGGCGCTTAATTGGAAAACCAAAAAGGGTAAGGTATCTACTGACTCAATTGGTTACTCATCCTCATTCCTACAGGACGCAGATGTCGTGTTTGGTCTTGAGCGCGAAGATGAAAACGTAGATGATACTAGAACCCTAAAGGTTATGGCTGCTCGTAACAGCGCTAACGTAGAGGCATCCCTAATGTGGGATTGGTCTAGCGGTTTATTCCGCGAAATGACAAGCGACGACGTATGAGACTAGAAGAGATGGAAAGCGTATTAAGACGCTTAGATATTGAGCCAGTTAATGCACGCGGCTCAGAGATACTTGCTTTATGTCCAGGCCATAAAGAGATTACGGGTAAAGAAGATCGTAGTCCATCTTGGTGGATTAACTCTGACACAGGTGCTCACATTTGTTTCTCTTGCGGGTTTAAGGGTAACCTGTGGGCTCTTATTGCAACTGCACAAGGATTACGAGATGCTAATGGTTTCTTAGATTACGCAGACGCTAAAGACTGGTTATACCTATCATTCGATAACATTCAACTAGGTACGCATGAAGAAGAAGAACAAGAGTCGGTGTTTAAAGAAGTTACGACTATTACAGAGTCTAGGCTTGCCTTGTTCACATACCCACCACAGCACGCATTAACTGCCCGCGGGTTTACTTTGCAAGCGGCAGAAAAACACCAGTTACTTTGGGATACAGCACACTCAAATTGGATTTCTGTAATCCGTGACCCGCATTCAAATAAATTGTTGGG